ATCCCAAAGCTCCAGGCGCGCGGCTGGTGGGGACGGGTGACGGAGGTCTCCCCAAAGACGAATCTCCCGGAGGCGTACGAGGCGGGGTCTCCCTGGCGGCTGAATACGATCTTCCGGACGAACGCGGCGGTGGCGTACGCGCGGGGGCGGTATGAGCAGCAGGCGGCGAACGTGGACGTCGCGCCGTTCTGGATGTATGACGCGGTGAACGACGAGCGGACGCGGGAATCCCATGCGGCGCTCGACGGGAAGGTCTTCCGGGCGGATGATCCGATCTGGGAGACGCTCTATCCCCCGAACGATTGGAACTGTCGCTGTGTCGTGATCGCGCTGTCGCTGGAACAGGTCCGGGGGCTGGGAAAGACGGTCGAGCGCGGGACGGACGCGAGCGGGCGGATCCTCCCGGAGTTCGATATCGTTCCGGACGAGTGGGCGTTCAATCCGGCGGGGACGACGGCGTTCGATCAGGCGACGAAGGCGAAGATCGACGCGCTGGAGAACGAGCTGAAGGGGATCGTCGTCCAGGCGCTCCCCCCGGCTCCGCGGGGGCTGTGTCAGGAGTTCCAGGCGGAGCGGTTCCAGACGATCCCGGATCTCAATCCGCTCCTGAAGGAATACGCGAAGCGGAATCCGTTCATGTTCAAGCCGAACATGGGGTTCCAGTCGATCCGGGCGGAACGGATCGGCGGGTCCGGATATATGTCGACGTACGCGGATCTCGGCTTCATTCAGGTGAATCGGAACGCGAGCTGGCACGAGGATACGATCCGGGGCGCGGCGGCGAAGCTCGCGAAGGTCGGGCGGACGGCGAGCGCGGCGGATCTGCTGCTAGCGGCGACGCGGAAGATCGCGAAGGGGGAGGCGCTGACGCTCCTCGAAGAAGAGACGATCGCGGCGCTGTATCACGAGATCATCCATAACGCGGCGAAGCGGTATCTGCCGTACACGGGGAAGAACGTCCGGGACATGGTGATGGAGACGCTGACGGATCTGACGGCGCGCTTCCATTACGAGACGTTCCTCCGCGAGCTGGGCGGGAAGGCGGTCTGGGGGGAAACGATCCGGACGGCGACGGGGAATATCGGGTATCAGGCGAGGTGCCGGAACGTCCTGAAGCTGATGGATCGGCTGGGGATCGATGCGCGGCTGATCCCGGCGGCGGTCCGGGAGATCGCGGTCGAGGTCGAGCACGGTCAGATGGAGGCGAAGCTCGTTGAGTTCCTGACGACAAACGCGACGGTCAAGTTTGGGAAGGGGTGGCAGTCGGCGGTGCGGCGGCTGGTCAAGCGCGCGATGAAGGCGGGGGATGCGGCGTTCCTGGGCGAGCTGTCGGCGCTGCTGCCGAAGGGGGTGACGCCGTGACGTCAGTCCAGAACGTCCCGTTCCGTCAGCGCTCGCTTCAGGTCTTCATCCTGGATCCGGTCCAGGTAGGCGCGGGCGCGGCGCTCGTCGCGGCGGAGCGAGAACAGATCCCAGAGATCCGCGAGGATCGCGTCGGCGTCGGCGGTGACGGCGAGGTACTGCTCGCGGGTCAGCGTGGGATCCCCGACGACTTCCTCCAGTTCATCCGCGGTCGGCGCGTGATCGAAGATGGTCTCGGTCGATTGTTCTGTGGGCATGGTTCCTCCCCCGTGATGGTTCCGGCTGAGATCAGCGTAGCACAGGCGGTCAAGGAAAAAAGACGGATGAGGGTAAGGAGATGAAGGACGATTGGGTGGAGATATTCAGGGCGGGGACGCATACGGACTCGAAGGGACGGACGCGGGAGTGGACGGAGGAGGATCTGGATCGGATCGTCTCCGGATACGATCCGAGGGTGCACGAGGCCCCGGTGGTGCTGGGGCATCCGAAGGACAACTTCCCGGCTTACGGATGGGTCGAGGCGGTCAAGCGCGAGGGGAAAACGCTCCTCGCGAAGTTCCGTCAGCTCGTCCCGGAGTTCGTCGAGGCGGTTCGGGCGGGGCGATATAAGAAGCGCTCGGTCTCGCTGTACGGGGACGGGTCGCTGCGTCACGTCGGCTTCCTGGGGGCGGTTCCTCCGGCGGTCAAGGGGCTGGCGGATGTCGCGTTCCAGGCGGACGCGGCGGCGCTGGAGTACGAGTTCACGGACGGGGGAGAGCGGTTCCGCTGGGCGCTGGATAACGTCGCGACGCTCTTCCAGCGGATCCGGGATCTGCTGATCGAGAAGTTCGGGGCGGAGGAGGCGGAACGGGCGATCCCGCAGTGGCAGATCAAGAGCGTGGAGGTGGAACCGGAACCGGCCCGGGAGGTTGGATTCAGCGATACGGAAAAAGGGGGAGAAAAAGTGAGTGAAGAGCTGATGCAGAAGGTCGAGGAGATGGGGACTCAGCTCGCGGAGTTCCAAGAGCGCGAGAAGACGCTCGCGGAGGAGAACGCGAAGCTCAAGCGGGAGCTGTCCCTCCGGGAGATCAATTCCCGGCTGGAGAAGCTCCAGGCGGAGCGACGGATCACTCCGGGGATCCGGGAGCTGGGGCTGGCGGAGTTCATCGCCGGGCTGAGTGTGGAGACGTTCATCGAGTTCGGCGAAGGGGAAAAGGCGGTCAAGCGGAATCAGATCGAGACGATCTGGAGCGTCCTGGAGGCGTTGCCGGTCGTCGTCGAGTTCCAGGAGACGGCGAAGGTCGGCGCGGCGGCGGATTCCATCGAGTTCAAGGAGTTCGCGGGCGTTCCGGTCGACGAGGAGAGGATGGAGCTGCACAAGCAGGCGTCCCTCCTGGCGCGCGAGAAGGGGATCCCGTACGCGAGCGCGCTGGCTCAAGTTCTGAAGAAGTAGCACAAGGGGAGAAGGAGGTTCTGAGATGGGTAGACTCGAAAACATCCGGATCGTGGATCCGGTCCTGACGGAGCTTGCGCGCGGGTACTCGAACGCGGAGTTCATCGCGGAGAAGCTCTTCCCGATCGTCCCGGTTCGGAAGGAGGCGGGGAAAGTCCCGCAGTTCGGCAAGGGGAGGTTCAAGATCCACAAGACGGAGCGGGCGATCCACGGGGATACGAACGTCATCCTCCCGGACGCGATCTCGACGGTCGACTTCTCGCTGACGGAGCATGATGCGTCGTATCCGATCGATTACCGGGAGGCGGACGAGTCGGCGTTCGATTTGGAGTCGTACGGAACGCGGTACGCGTCGGACGTCATCGCGATCCGGCGGGAGAAGATCGCGGCGGATCTGGCTCAGGACGCGAGCCAGTACGCGTCGGGGAACAAGGTCGCGCTGTCGGGGACGTCCTGCTGGAGCGACTATACGAACTCCGATCCGATCGCGACGGTTCGGACGGGAAAGGAAGCGATCCGGGCGGCGGCGGGGCGGTATCCGAACGTCCTGGTCCTGGGCGCGATCTCGTTCAAACTGCTCCAGGATCATCCGAAAATCCTGGAACGGATCAAGTACTCGATGAAGGGGATCGTCACGGCGGATCTCCTCGCGGAGATCCTTGACGTCCCGAACATCGCGGTCGGGCTGGGCTATTCGGTCTCGGACGCGGACGTGAACGCGGATCTCTGGGGGGATAACGCGGTGCTGGCGTACGTCCCGGAGATGCCGAAGGAAGGGGAGCGGACGCCGTATGAGCCGTCGTACGGGTATACGTTCCGGAAGCGGAGCTGGCCGCAGGTCGACAAGTACACGGGCGCTGGCGGGAAGCTGACGTACGTCCGTTCGACGGATCTCTTCCAGGTGAAGATCGTCGGGTCGGTGGCTGGATATCTCATCTCGAACACCCAGGCGTAAGCCGGGGGAGGAGGGCGAGATGCGGTATCAGGTCCAGGGTTGTCCGATCCTGAAGGACGGTCAGGTCTATCCGGAAGGTTCCCTGATCGCGTACGCGGACGGGGAGTCGACGGCTGGAGTCGAGCGCTTCCTGGTCCCGCTGTCTGGCGAGGATCTGGGGATCGTGTCGAAGGGCGAGGCGGCGGACGTCAAGCTCCCCCGCGGGGACGGAAAGACGGGCAAGAAGCGATAAAGGGAGGAAGAGGCGATGCAGACTTACAAGGCGGCGCTTGTGGATTCGATCACCGCGGCGGCGGCGCTCACGGGGAAGCGGTTCATCGGATTTGACGGGAATCACGCGGGCGCGGGCGCGAAGGCGCGGGGCGTGGCGCTGTTCGACACGGACAGCGGCGCGCAGTGTTCGCTGGTCGCGCTGGGGTTCGCGCTCGTCACGGCGGGCGGTTCGATCGCGGTGGGCGCGAAGGTCGAGAGCGACGCGAACGGGAAGGCGGTGACGCTGTCCACGGGCGAGTTGAACGGGTTCGCGTGCAACGCGGCGTCGACGGGGGAAGACGTCCTCGTGAAGCTGGCGTGAACGGGGGCGGCGGCGGAAAGGGGGGCGGGACTCGTGCCGGAGATCCAGACTCAGGTGACAGGGCTTCCGGAGGTTATGCGCGCGCTGAACGGGCTGGCGCGAGTCCCGAACTCCGATATCCATCGCGTGATCGCGTCGGCGATCCATTCCCAAACGCTGCTCCGGTTCTCCGAGGAGAAGGCGGCGGACGGGACGAGGTGGTCGAAGTCGCGGCGGGTTCAGGCGGAGGGCGGTCAGACGCTCCAGGATACGCGGCGGCTGTACGCGTCGATCATCGCGAAGTGGAGCGAGACGTACGCGAAGGTCGGCTCGAACGTCGTGTACGCGGCGATCCACCAGTTCGGCGGCGAGATCGTCCCGCGGGCGGCGGGCGCGCTGGCGATCCCCGTCTCCGACGAGGCGCGGCTGTACGGGTACGCGCGGCGGTTCCCCCGGACGCTCCATCTGGTCTGGCGGAAGGGGGCGGCGTACGGCTGGCTGATCGAGATGACGGGCGAGGAAGGCGGGGGAGCGGAGGGGACGAACCTCGAGGCGGGTGAAAGCGGCGCGTACGCGGATCTGGAGCGGGCGGGGATCGTGAAGCACTATCTCCTCCGGCGGTCCGTGACGCTCCCGGCGCGTCCCTGGCTGGGGCTGAACGCGGAGGACGAGGCGGAGATCCTGGGGCGGGTCTGTCGGTTGATCCGGGATCACGTCCAGGGGGGTGGCTGAGATGGGGTATTGCGCGCTGGCGGACATCGAAAAGCATCTCCAGACGTCGGATCTGGTCGATCTGACGGACGATGAGGGGACGGGCGAGGTCGACGCGGAAGTGGTCGCGGAGGCGATCGCGACGGCGGACGCGCTGATCGACGGGTATCTGGGCGGGCGGTACGCGGTCCCGCTGGCGACGGTCCCGGCGCTGGTCCAGCGGCTTTCCGTCGATCTGGCGATCTTCGCGTTGTACGATCGGAAGAAGTTCCTCGATGTGCCGGAGCAGCTTCGGGAGACGCGGAAGAACGCGGTGGAACTCCTCAAGGGGATCCAGCGGGGGGAGATCCTCCTGGGGCTGACGGCGGACTCCACGGCGGCGGCGTCGGGGGATATCCTGACGAATAAGACGAGCGCGGATCGGATCTTCCCGTCCGACGTTCTGGGGCTGATGCCGTGAGCAACATCTTCCAGGACGTTGAGACGGCGGTCGTCGCGAAGCTGGCGGCGGACGCGTGGGTCGGGACGAACGTGAAGACGCTGACGACGGATCTCCCGGAGACGCTCCTCCCGGCGCTCGACTTTACGGAGGTGTTCCAGGAGGAGAAGCTCCCGGCGCTGGTTGTCCTGGCGGGGTTGGAAAACGGGCAGATTCGGGCGGCGACGCTGGGTGAGCTGCGGTACGAGATCCCGTTCAAGCTCCTGGGCGTCCTGATGCGGCGGAAGAAGGCGGAGGCGCGGAACGCGGCGCAGGAGCTGGCGGGTCAGGCGGAACGGGTGTTGAACGCGTGTCGGACGTCGGCGGGGGCGCTGGCGGTCGCGGGGCGCGGGAACTTCGTCTCCAGGGTCTCATCGGTTGCGGACGTTCGGAAAGGGCGGACGGGATCCCGGCGGTATTACGGACTCGTCACGGTCGACGCGGCGGTGACGGTCGTCCGGGAACTGTAAGGGGGGAAGACGATGGAAGAGAAGAGTGTGTGTACGGCGAGCTGTACGCTGTTCGGGCTGGACGCGGGCGAGTACGCGGCGGGGCGGGAGTATCCGGCGGAGCTGGCGGAGCGGTATCCGCGGCACTTCCGGCGGGTGGCGGCGGAGATCCCGGAGCGGGCGGAGGAGAATCCGGAGACGGTGAAGAAGTTGAGGCGGAGGGAATAAATCATGGGGCTGAAAGCTGTAAGCGGGGCGTGGCGGGGGCTCTCCCTGGCGAAAGAGACGGCGTTCGGGGTCGTGCAGACGGTCGATACGTCGCTGTGCTTCGCGGGGGAGCCGTTCGACACGGAGCCGGGAAAGGTCTGGACGAACGAGGGCGAGTTCACGGGGGACGTGGCGCCGACGCAGACGCAGACGCTGACGTGGAAGATGGAGGGGAAGCACTCGCAGCTGGCGTGTCCCCACAATCTGGCGCTGTTCCTGGCGTGGCTGATGAACTCCTGCTCGTCGTCGCTGGTGAACGCGGGTCCGCCGGCGGTGTATAAGCACAAGATCGCGATGGCGAAGGGGGCGATTGAGTGTCCGACGCGGACGGTCCGGGAGTACGACGGGGCGAACTTTCTGGAATATCCCGGCGTCGTCTGCTCCCAGGCGTCGATCTCCTGCGATCGGGAGGACTTCGTCAAGCTCGAAGCGACGATGATCGGGATGGGGAAGGAGGCGGTGGTGACGCCGGAGCCGACGCGTCCGGCGCAGGTCGCGGAGTCGTATCTGACGTTCGGGGACGCGGACATCAAGAAAGGGGGGACGTACGACGGGACGGCGGTCACGGGCGGGACGTCCATCGCGGCGCGGGTCCGGAACTTCAAGCTCGATTTGTCGAACGGGGCGAAGATGGCGTATCTGTTCGCAGATCCGTCCGGGTACGCGGGGCGCGCGATCCGCGGGCGGCTTCTGGGGGCGGCGCTGGAGCTGTCGCTGGAGTTCGAGGATCGGGCGGAAAAGGAAGCGCTGACGGACGGGTCGACGTTCGTTCTGGAGATCCCCGTCGTCGGGGGGACGATTCAGTCGACGTATAAGTACGAGGCGCGGTTCATCTTCCCGAAGATCGCGTACGCGAAGGCGAAAAAGGGCGTCGACGACGGGCTGCTGCTCTTGAACGCGGGGTTTAACGTGCTGGCGGATTCGACGTACGGCGCGCTGGATATCTGGATTCAGAATAGCCAGCCGTCCTATCTGTAAGACGGAAATAGGGGGGGGCTTGTGACGGATGTGACGGGTTTCAGGCGTTCCGGACATCCGGAAGTGTGCTTTGCGAAGCGGTCCTTCGAACCCGTTATTATCCGTCACGTTTTTCGTTTTTTGGCTGCGGGGTGACGGGTGTGACGGGTTGTGACGGGTTTTCTGATATAAGCGGGTTGAATTTTTCCTTATATGGATTAATACGAAAACCCGTCACATCCGTCACATCCGTCACGGTCCCGGCGAACGCTTGAAAATACAGGAGGAAACGCGATGGGGCTGAAGCTGACGAGTGAGATCCGGTTCGAGCATTACGAGGGGGCGGAGAAGATCCTGGTGGTCCTGCGGCGGCCGACGCCGGAGGAGCTGAACAGGTTCCTGAAGGACCGGTTCGTGACGGTCCGGAATCAGGTTCGGAACAATCTCCCGGAG